GATCTCCAAGGACATCCTCAGGGTCTCGACGGATAAGTACGTCCCGATCCTCTCCGGCGACCTGAAGAGGTCCGGCAAGGTCACGGGCTACCCAGGACGCTACCCATCCGTTGTCATCTCCTACGGGAATGCGTCGGTTCCGTATGCTCTACTCCAGCACGAGAACCGAGACTTCAAGCACCCCGGCGGCAGGTCGTACAAATATCTTGAATTCGCCGCGAGAGATGTCAGCCCGACGATAAAGGCGCGGGTCAGCACCGCTGTTCGGAGAGAGACGAAGAAGTACAGCATGGCCGGGTTTAGGATGCGCTGATGGTAGTTGAAGAGCTTGCCGCGTTCCTTGTCGCTCAGGGCCTCGCGGTCCTCAACGCGGACCTGTGGCTTCACGTCATGCCGGACGAGCCGGACGACGCGGCCGTCATCATCGAGTATGCCGGGGACGAGCCGGACTACGTCCAGAACGACCGGAAGGTCGAGCTTGAGCACCCGCGAATTCAGGTTGCGGTAAGGGGCGAACTGCCAGAGGTGACCAGGCTCCGGGCCGAGCAGATCTACCAATCGCTGATGAAGATCGACAACGAGTTGCTCTCTGGCACCCGCTTCCTTTCGTGTCTCCCGGTAGACACCCCGGCGATGCTCGGGCGCGACGAGAGCGGGAGATTCTTGTCCACAATCAATTTCAGAGTCGAGAAGGAGTTGACCCATGTCTGATGACAAAGCACCATTCAAGGTGAAGAAGCCCAGGAAGAAGCCCAGGAAGAAACCAGCCGCCAAGCCTGTGGTCAAGGCGGCGCCGAAAGCGACTCCGAACTACACCATGGAGCGGTGGCACGGGAAGCCCATGTCCCAGTGCTCGCGCTGCCCGTGGTCTACCCTCGACGAGAACGAGATGATCAAACATGTCGCAAAACATATCACCATAGAGAAGGACGATACAGCGAGAACCACACGCTTAATCGACACCGGCCTCGTCAGTCCCTCCGGAGGAACGATTGTCCGCGAGGAACCCGCCGAGGACGACTAACCCAGAAGAGGAGGCAGGACAATGGCACGAACAAGACTTACTGTTTTCGAGGCCCCGAAGAGTCACCCAGGCGGAGCGGTTGTCTACACATGGACGGCTGCCGATGACGCTGACTTCAACGATTTTCTCGCCACGGGGCGCGAGATTCTCTTGATCGAGAGCGCCGATGCCGGGGCACAGGATGTGCTGATCCATAGCTCCCCGGACGCCTATGGTCGGGAACAGGACGTGACGATCAACGTAGGCATCGGAGCCTCGGCGGTGATGGCGTTCACCAATCGCGACGGGTGGGTGCAGCCAGATGGCGCAATTCACATCGACTGCTCGGTCGCCACACTTTCGTTCGCTGTAATTCGACTCCCGTAAGGAGGTAAGAGATGACAATTCCGAGTCATGGAACGCTGCTCAAGGTTGGTGATGCTGCGACCCCGACCGAGATCTTCACCACCATCGCGAAAATCAAAGACATCAGTGGCCCTGGCTTCAACCGCGGAACCCACGATGCCTCAACCCAGACCACGGACTGGGGCGAGATCGTGCCGGGGCTGAAGATGGGAGGCCAGGTGACGTTCGACATCAACCTGATCCCCACCGAGGGTACCCACGATGAGAAAACCGGTCTGCTCAAGGACTTCATCGATGGCGTCAAGCGCAACTTCCAATTGGTGTTCCCCGATCCGGCCACCACCACATGGCAGTTCGCCGCCTACGTCCTGAATTACGAGTCGGATGCCCCGGTCGATGGTCTGCTCACCGCGAGCCTGACCGTCGAGATCACCGGAGATCCCGCTCCGTCGTTCGACGTGTGATGAGGTGACGAATGACTGATTACCTGACCGGTCAGAGGATCGAGTTTTCCATGGACTTCGATAAGCCCGACAGAGCCATACGAATCGATTTCAATGCGCTCTGCCGAGCGGAGGAGCCATGTGGACTCTCGTTCCTCGACTGGGACGGTGAACTCACCGGGACGCGATTGAAAGCGTTGGTGTGGGCGTCACTCGTGTACGAGCCGGGAGAGACAAGGCTCACCTACGACGAGGTCGGAGATGTTCTGAACGCGAAGGCCATGGATGTTATCGGCACGATGACGCTGGCGTGGGCAGAGTCCATGCCGGTGCCGGAAGAAGGCGATGCACCACCAGACCCTCAAAAAGCGGCCACGGCTCCAAGCTGACATGGGAGACGCTGTGGGCCGTGGGCAGATACGATCTCCGGCTGACCGACGAAGAGTTCTGGCACATGACGCCGCGCCAGTTCGATGCCCTTCTGTGTCGGCATCAGGAGCATCGGCTTCGTCTGGAGTTCGGTGCTGCGATCATTTGTCAGACGATCCACGGCCTCGCAGGAGTGAAGACGCCCCACACGAGCTTCATGCCTTCGTGGAGGGGCAAGACGGAACAAGAGCCTGACTGGGAGCTTCTCTTGGCTAAGACGAAGGTGCTGCATGCGGCATACGGAGGAGTGCAGTGAGTAGAAATTACGGCGGCACGATGGTGGCGAACCTCTTCATGAAGTTCGGCGCCGACACGACCGAGTACCAGAAGAAGATGCGCGCCGCGGTGACGCGGATGCTCTTCGTTGCTGAGTCTCTCACCCAGGCCGGTCGGATCATGTCCACCGCCATCACTGCTCCGATGATCATGGTTGGTGTCGCCTCGTTGAAGACCGCAATGCAGTTCGAGGCTGCGATGACCAGGATGGTATCTCTTGTCGGGATGCCTGCCGAAACCATCGCTCGGTGGAAGCCGGTCGTGCAGGAGATGGCTGGGGTCGTCGGCAAGAGCGCGAACGAGTTGGCCGAGGCCCTCTTCTTCATCACATCGAACGGCATCCGTACGGACGCCGCCCTCCGGGTTCTCGAGGCGACAGCGAAGGCGTCTGCCGTCGGCATGGGCGAAACCAAGGACATCGCCATTGCCGCAACCTCTGCGCTGAACGCCTTCGGCGAAGGCGCGCTGACTGCGGATGAATCTGTTGCGGTTCTCATCGGCACCGTCCGCGAGGGTAACCTCGAAGCCGCCGAGCTCCCAGCGGCCCTCTCGAAATTGCTCCCGATAGCCGCAGCGATGGGCATCGAGTTTCACGAGGCTGGCGCGGGGATCGCGGCCATGTCGAGGTCCGGCACGTCGGCCCGTCTCGCCGCCTTTGGATTGCGCGCGATCATGATGGGGCTTCTGGCTCCAACGACAGGCGCCGCGAAAGCGATGGATGACGTTGACCTCTCTGCCGCGAAGCTCAGGGAAACGCTCGCGCAGCCGAACGGGCTGCGGACTGCGCTGTTCCAGATTGCCGAGGCAACGAAGACCGGCAATACTACTCTCAAGGATGTCCTCCCAAACCAGAGAGCCTATACCGCTGCCCTCCAGCTTATCGGCAAGAACTCCGAGGACTACATCACAATCTCCGAGAATATGGCGAAGGTGGTTGGCGAGGATGTGAACGATGCGTTTGACAAGGGTGCGGACACAATGGATCGCACCTACAAGCAGGCGATGGGCAACCTCTCCTCTGCCGCCATCGACCTCGGCAACAACATGGCACCGCTCATCGACAAGTTTGCAGAACTCGCGGCGGGGGCATCAAAGACAGCGAAGGCATACAACGAACTCAGCGATTTCCAGAAAAGTCTCGTCAACAGCCTTGCCTTCACCGCGGTAGCGGTTGGCCCGCTCACGTACGCCCTCGGCAGTCTCGCCAGGATGTCGGCGCGCGTCATGGGCATGTCGATTATGACCAAGGCACCATGGGCGAAAGCCGCCGCCGGGTTCGCAGCACCCACCGCCGCGGTCAACATGTGGACTTCTAGTCTCTCCAAGGTTGGCTTAACCCTGCCTGTTGTCGGATTAGCTGTCGCGACGTTCTGGGCGTCGTTCAAGCTCTCGAAAGTGTTGGACGATGCCGTCGGCACCACAAAGGCCCTCAATGAGGAGTTCGGGAGGTTCGGCACCGCTACCGTGACTATCGGTGATGATTTAGCAAAGGGCGGCAAACGGATGGAGGAGATGACCGATAAATCGGTTTCTCTCGCTAGAAAGATCGGCGAGGTCACTCTGGCTAACGAACTCATGGATGCTCGGATGGCCGGTAACTACAATGAAATGGGCAGAATCATCACCAAAATCGATGCGTTGGCGAACGCCTACAATAGAGTCACGATTTCAGTCAACGGCATGACCACTGCACAACAGGAGGCAGCAGATTCCGCGGAGGCCATCAAGGACGCCAACGATGAATTGGCGTTGGAGGAGGATGAGCGACTCTTGAAACTTCGCCAGCTGAACAAGCTGCTGACCTCTCAGGATGTCAAAGACTCGATGCTGCAAATGGTCAATGACCGCAAGGATCTTATTAACCTGGGCATCCCCCTGGAAGAGATCAACAAGCAGCAGATCGAGGACTACAAAGAACTGGGCGGGTGGGTGAACACGTACAAGATGGCCGCTACGGAGGGTTTCAGGGCCATTGGGCAATCGATGCAAGATCAGATGATACCTGGTGCAGAGAAAATCCACGAACTGTTCGACTTCTACATTCCGCAAGCTATCAACATGATGCCGGGGAAGATTCTCCCTGGAATGGTGAAGATTGGCGATGAGGTTGCCGAGAGGCTGACGGGCGGTCTTAGTAAAGGATTCACCGACAGCCATGCCGCGATGGACACATTCAACACACGGCTCGCGGGAGGTATCACGACAGCATACCATGATGGCGTTCTCGATTTCGGCGAAAAGATATTCGTCAGCATCAACGAATCCGTTGAGCGGATGGGGCCGATTGAGATCGATCTCGTCCCTAATTTGGACGCTTTCATGAACATATATGATGACATTAAAAACGGGAAATACCCTGACACCGGGGGCTGATATGGCGTTTGCAATTGGAGAGGTTGGGATCGAGCGCGGGGCCACGCAGGTGCTATTCGACGCGCCGCCGATCATCGAGGACCGGCACCTCGAGGGCGGTCCGTCGAGAGTCTACGAGATCGCCATCACCAACAACCCCTGCGTCGTCGAGTACGCGACGAACCAGAACAAGGCGAAGCTCAGGATCCACATGGAGCAGTTGACGGCCGCGCAGGTGGCGACCATTGAGACGCTGATCGCCGCCGCCGGCGTGGTGATTGTGAAGCTGAAGCCGGGTGACGCGACGACGCTCACCTGCGGCTTCGGCCCGAAAGCAGAGCATAAATTCCTACCGTACAACGGACCGTTCCCAGAGAGCGACAAGGTGGGCGGCACACTGACCCCAGTGCTGACGGCGTACAAAGTCATCCTCTCACTGCTGAGATTCTAGGAGGACGAGATGAGTTCAGAAATTATCTTCCGAGACGCAGCGTCACCAGCTGACCCAGACGCCAACCTGCTGATGAGATGGGAGAACACGGTCAGCACCCCGCTCATTGGGGTCGAGTGGTTGGATGATGGAGAGGCGATTTCGGATGTCTACACCGTGGCTGCGACCTCAGCGTCCACCGTGAACGTCACCGCCGAGGACACCAAGAACGAGGTGACCGGCACCGGCATCTCTGTCACCGCTGATGACTCGACGTGGAACTACGGCGTGGTGCCTGGATGCAGGATCCAATTCTCATCCTCCCTGGCGAATGGTTGGACCGGCAAGATCTCCATCGGCGCGCTCATGGACTCCGGCGGTGGCACCACCGACAGGTTCAACATCGGCATCGTCGAGTCCGACACCACCTCGACTCAGCGGCGCATCGTCGCCGTCAACGTCGGGTCTGAGGACTCTGCCAACACAGAGGTCCATTCCCTGCCGGGGTTCTTCCTCGAGGATAACGCGCAGCCGTGGATCGATTATCTTCAGAACCACACCGACCCGGCACGAGCGGACATCGCGACCGAGGGCGACTTCGACATCACCTACGCGGATTTCCAGACCGGCACACCCGACACGGTTGATGTCTACGTTGACGACGGCGGTGGCCCAGTGAAGGCGGTCGAGGACGCGGCGATGGACGGCACGCTCTATCAGTACGGAGTGGCGGGCTACATCGACGCGCAGGATCCATTCAAGGGCCTCGGCTTCGCGTTCGTCGATGACCCCGGCGACCCGTCCGCGCTGACCCACACCTTCCACGTTCGTGAGGGGTACGACTACGTCGAGTTCGCACCTGATGTGACCGGCTCTCCTGGTACGTGGCAGTCAACTCCGCTCACTCTCACCGAGACCGGCCAGACGAGCGGCACCATCACAGCGAGCGGCCTCGCCACCTTCTGGGTCCGATCCACCGTGCCACAGTCGGCGACGCCCGGAGATCGGAAATTGTTCGTGCTCTTGGCGCGCGGGCTGACGGTGTAGGAGGGCATCATGCGGTACTGGCAATTTGGCATCTTCGATTCACAGGCGGCAGACTTCGACTGCGATTCTTGGAGCGGTTGCAGGTCGATCATATCGTTGGCGGACAACACCGCTGACCAGGAAGCCGGGGTGTTCCACTACAACACCGAACTCAGCAACGTCTCTGGCTACGTCCCCGGAACCAACCCGCTCCACGCGGTTTCCGTAGTCAACATCGCCATTGCTCAGATCAAGGCCAAGCTGGGTCAGATCCCAGTGCTGATCCGCGCGGACCTCGGGATCGTTTCCTACGAGACGGAAACAAATCAGCCTCGGGTCTACCGCATGTACAAGACATGGGAGATCGGCGACTCATCAAATCGCTATTGGGATCGCACAGCGACCGAGCCGTGGTACGAGGACACATACGCGCCGTTCGCGGGGCAAGATCGGGAAACGGTGCCGAGCTTCGATACTGGGTCAGCCGTCCAACTGACCGCCACCGAGCGATACTTCATGACGATCACCAACATCGTCGAGCGTGCGCTGCGGGACAACACCGACATCATGTGCTGCCTCTGGTACAAAGGAAACACGTCAACCTTTTACTGGAAACCAACGGTCACGACCTACCGTCCGACCATCGAGTTCTTCTATCTCTACCCCATCGAGTTCTATGAGGATTCCGGCGGCAATCTCGACTACTCCTCCGCGATTCAAGAGTTCGAGGATGGTCACTACTACATCGGCGCGGTGGAGCGCGGGCAAACCGGTGTCGCCGTCAAGGGGTGGATCAGGAACTACTCAGGGCAGACCCAGCAAGTGGAGCTCTTCGACGACCACCCGGAGTGGACGACCCCAACGCAACGCGTCGGATCCGGCACCGGCAAGCTCGACATCGTGAAGCTGGCAGACAACGCGGTCTCGCAAAAGTACGAGCCGGTGTTCTATAGCAGCACCGAGTACGAGATACGAGCGACCGCCTACCGCGACAATGCAGTCTCGCTCCATCCGACGATCAACGCTGACGCTTCATGGCGCGGCGACACCTCGACCCTCTTCACCGCCCCGTCCGGAGGGTTCTCAATCCCGGCAGACGCGTGGCAACCAGGCACCCTCCTCAACGACGAATTCGAGATCGGAGTCCGGGGTAACACCACCGACTCGTCGTGGGCTGCCGACTCAAACGATCAGGTAGAGATCACGTTCGACAATGCCGGGGTGGCCGATGCCACCGCATGGCGCCCGATCCTGGGCCGGCGGGAGTTGACCACCGCCTCGGTTGACGTAGACGCGACCTCGAAGTTCTTCCCGCTGCGCCACCTCGTCCCGGCAGACTGGCCGGTATCGACTCCGTGCTTCATTCAGGACCAGAGCAACATCGACGAAGGGACCATCACGTCGGTGCAGGAACGGGCCTTGGGGACGGAGTCGTTCACTGGCGGCGGCTTGGACGACATGAGTGACCCAACCGGCAACTACAACGGCAACGGCAACCGCGCCTACCGAATTCAGATCGACGCCAACGGGACACCCGACACCTTCTCCTGGTCGCGGGACGGAACAACCTCCTGGGTCCAGACCGGGGTCGATATCACGAGTTCGCCGACGCTGCTTGAGGACGGTATCTACCTCGATTGGAACGCAACCACCGGCCACACCATCGGGGACTACTGGCTGTTCGACGCTGACACCTGGGGCGTGACTGTCGGTTCGCTCACATCTGGCTCGAACAGTTACGCTTCCGGTGCCAGCGTCGGCACCACGTTGCCGATTCGCGATCTGACAGCCGCTGTGTTCGCGTCGGTGTCCGAGGCGAGCGGGGCCAGCGAATCTCCAGCGAGCCGCCTCTATCTCGATGACACCTCGGGGTTCACGCAGGGCGACACGATCTTCGTGCAGCAGGTGGACAACCAGGGGATCTTCGAGACGGCCACCATCGCCACAGGGGGTGTGCAAAGCGAGTATCTCGATCTCACAGCATCGCTGACGAACGACTACGGCATCGGAGACTTCTGTACGAAGCAGGGGGCTGGGGAGGAACCATTTTGGATGCGGCCCGTGGCGACCTCGACCACAGTGGAGGAGTTGAAGCGGCTCAGGCTTAACGCCCGGATGCTGTAGGGGGTCTGAGTGACGACGATCTCCTGCGAGGTTCTTAGGGGCGGGGGGTACGCGCCTCGCCTCACGCTCAATGGGCAAACGTTCATTGAGTGCGGAGTCATGCGCGGGGGCGCAGCGGCAGGCTCGAAGATTGGGTCCACGGCGAACATCATCGTGGTCGATTCCTGGGATCCTGCATTCAACACCCAGAACGTGGATCACGGGCATTCGATCAAGGTAAATCTCCACGCCGAGAATACGGAAGAGAAAGAGGTGCTGTACGACGAGGGAGCCGACTTTCTTACAACCGGCGTGTTTGATGATACGGAGGTGGTGATAGACGCGCTCAACCTCGTCACCTCTCCATCTGGCGACGACTTCGAAGGCTACACCATCGGCCAGAATCCACTCGGCAACGGATGGACCGCGAGGACGACTGACACCAGCTGGTCGATCCAGCAAGAGTTGTCCGGTGAGAGCCAGCACGCGAGAGCCTACGGTAACAACGATGAGTCGGTGATGGTGCTCGACTCGGCTGGCGACTCGACGGACGTGATCGTGGAAGCACGAATTCAGTTCCCTGAATCGTCCGACTCTCCGCAGGCTGGAGTCACCGCGAGGATCACAGGCGCTGGGACGGCGATGCGTGGGTACTGCGCCTATATCACGAGGACATCATCGTGGCTGTTTCTCAAGCGGTTCACTGGCGACGGGACGATGTTCGGGGTTCTCAGTATTCCAATCACGGCAGTCGTCGAGAACCAGTGGTATCGGATAAAGCTCCGGTGCATCGGATCATCCATCTCCGCAAAAGTTTGGAAGGAGGGCGACGGCGAGCCGGGGTACAGCGGGACGACCAACACATCGCATCCCGGTCCTGGGGCGTCTGGTGTCTGGTATCGAAGCCCGAGTGCGACCCGCAGAGCGTTCTATGATGATGTTCTCGTCGAGACTGTCCCGCCAACATACGCCTCATCTGGCTCTTGGGAGGACGACATCGACGTGTCCTCCGTGGATCACTACTCGCACGGGCTGATTTCCTGGGACGAGACGACGCCAACCGATACGACGGCTGTGGTGAAGGCGAGGTGGCGAGATATCGACTCGTGGACCGCCTGCACCAGTGGCGGAGAGTTGCCGGGGATGGATCTCGGTGACGACATGCGAGTGGGGGCGACCAAGGACACGCTATCGCTCCGGGTCGAGTTGACGACGACTGATTCCCAAGCGACCGCTGCCGTGGAGAATATCAGGATCTATTTCGAGCCGGTGGCGAACGATGGTTTGCTGATCGATTTGGCTGGCGATATTGACCACGTCGTGGCTGATGCCACGCTCGATGTCTGGGGCAAGAAGCAAGTGTCCGGCGGGACGCCGTTCACCGCATGGGACGACGTGTGGCTCCAAACCGACGGCCCTCGGTGGGTGTACTCTCCCGGTCAGGAGATCTCCGTCTACCTCGAGTATGGCGGCGTTGCCATCGACGACATCGTGATCGGCCTCGCTTGGGATCTCTGGATGGAGACGAGCGACTTGACCGGCATCGTGTGGGGGCTGACGCCGCTGGTCTACGAGGCGGCTCCGATCAGCGTCCGGTGGATCTGCCGATCCCCGTGGACTCCAGGCGGTCACGTCTACGAGTGGGTGCTGATCGATAAAGGCATCGGCATTCACGCCGACGCTTGGTGGATCTGCGGCCACTACCAGCTTGACCGCCATCCTGGGATGCTGATCGCGGCGGTTGCTGAACGGACGAACTACCCAGGATCCCTGCTCGTGAAGGGATGGAAGCTCAATGACCACCTCGGGCAGTTGCTCGTCCAGGGCTATCGACTCGATCGCTCACCTGGGATGATCATGGTCGCCGAGCGATACCACGTCGGCACCCCAGGCTCCATCCTGGTTGGAGCACAGCACATGACGAGCGTCCCCGGCATGATCCTGGTGTACGGTGTGAATAGGGACGGAGCGGTATTCGTGAACGCCATTGATAATGCCACCTACCAAGCCCTGCTCGACGAAGGGATCACGTTCTCATGATGGAATTCGTGATCACCGTCTACATGGATCAGAGCGATGTCACCAACTGGATTCGCTCGGTGACGGTGTCGCAGTTGAACGCAGTTGACCGGAAGTTCACCCTCGTCTTCAACGCATGGCACTCATTCGGCCCATCAAACCGGTGGGACATCTTTGGATCCTACGACCCGGCGAATCCCCGGCAAGAGATCCTGATTCGCAACGGCATTATCCCAGAGGACCGGCCGAAGACTGTTTCGATTGCTGGCGGGGAGACCGCGGTCATGCCGACAATCACCGCAGAGGGCTACGAGTTCGTGTGGATGGCGAAGCGCAGAGGCCCGCGCGACACGATCATCATGGTCCCGACGTGGGGCAACATTGTCGAGGACGTGACCAAGGCCATCGAAGAGTCCAGAACTGAGGTCGCTGTCTATCGGGTCTGGCCTGGATGTTACTCGCTGCACGTCGCAGTCAAGAAGCTCGCCCGCGCCGCCGGCCTTAACCTGTCGATCAGGATCCCCAACTACGACATGGTCCCGTACGTCGTGCCGATGAAGAACTCCTACTGGCAGGAGATCATGCGCCTGACTGATCCGTTCGCCCCGCACCGGTACTACGTGCGCTCGACGAACACGCTGGTGATCGCTGACAAGCAAGATGCGATCATGGGGGCCGGGAACAAGCTCGTCATCCCAGGAGATGTGATCAAATCCTTGGTCGCGAGGCCGACGAAAAAAAGACGACTCCGCAGGGTGGTCGCGACGGTGCCGCCATGGCGTTAACACCTAACCACTGGGATCACACATCCATCGAGGTGCCGTTCACGCAGCACGCCGACTGGACTGAGATCACCAAGGCAGTGTCTGTTGTATCCGGGTATTACCGGTCGCCAGGTTCCAGCGGTACGACCTCGCGCAGTAAAGTCGGCGGGGAGTCAATCCTGCTTGAGAACACGCGGTCGGTGATCAACTGGCTCGACACCGAGATCCGCCGCGACACGGAGGAGTGGGTCTACGAGAGGCCGAAGGGGCCACCGCTCGCGTACAAACGGGAAACCAAATCGAACTGCTATCTCCCCACCATGGGGCGGCAGTTCCGCACGGTCGAGAAAGAAGAGATCGAGTACTTCAACTTCTCAGCACTGACCGACGGCGACAACCTCGGGCGCATCCGCAGGCTCTCCGCGCTCGTGGTCTACACGCTCCCGGTTGAGCCGGATAAGGATGCGTCCTCGGAGTCGAAGGCCAAGGCCCTCGAGAACCAGATGAAGCCCGGTGACAAGGAAGACCGGGTCGTCTCGACCGGGAAGATCTGGAGCGAAGCCACCCACGATGGGAACATCATCCCTGAGGGGTCGGCGCCGCAGGGGACCAAGTGGATTGAGAATGTCATCGAGGAACACGACATCGTCATCGAGCAGGTGGACCGCTGGATCATCTGGACGATCATCAAGAACGCCCTGCAGCCGGGTGACGTTGAGGTCAAAGGTCCGCGTGATGTCAGGAAGACTGGACACCGCTACGAGTTCCCGTTTCCCATCGAGCCACCGAAGCTCAAGGCGTCCAAGGTGCTCGCCGGGATCAAGGTAGAGGTCAAAGGCGGTGGGGCGTTCTGGGTGACCCCATATTTCCACCAAGAGGTGAGTTGCCCAGCGGACACCTACAACTTCTACCGAAAGAAGATCACCGAACCTGACCGCTCTGCCGATGACGATAAGTACGATAGATGGGATACGCCGCCAGAGGATGAAGACTATAAGATCTTGACCAACACTGACGTGACGGATTTCTCTGGGGCCGCTGCCAACGAGATACCTGCGGCCACGAGCTACAGCGAGCCTGGAGATGTGGACCCGCCGGACGAGGATGTTGAAACAGCCTTTGAACTCATCGCCACTGTGGCGAACGAGAACATCGACCGCCGGAACGACCAGGGGTATGCCGAGTTCGTGGACGAGGACGTGGAGAGCGGCGGGGAGTACGAGTACTACGCGACAGCCGTGATCGCGGATTCGGAATCCCCAGACTCGAATCACGAGATCGTCACCGCCGGGGTCAGCACCCCTCACCGGATGAGGATGCGGGTGTTTGACGGCGGCGCAGACATCATCCCGCCGGACGACCCCACTCTCCCACCGGGGGACTTCGGTGAGGTGCCGCCGCCGTTCGAGATCCCGACAGACGATGTCGTCCCGATCATGCCGGACATCGGTGAGCGGCAGTTCGATTCTGGATCCGCGCACACCGTGACCATGGATGTTTTGCTCCCGCTGCTCGGGCTTGAGTACGGCCAGACAGTTCAGACCCCGGTGGTCCAGTGGGATGCGTGGGCGAATGACATCCACCTAGAAACCGAGACCGACGGAGAGGACTGGATGCTCGTTGGGTTCACGCTCAGATCCACCCGCTCGAGCGATGGGACGTGGACGACGCAGAGAACTTCGCTCACTTTGCAGGAGCGGACACCATGAGTATCTGGGCTGAGTTCTACGACGCGGGGACCACGATGGTGATCGATCCGCTCGTTTCCGTACCCGGCATGGATCAGGGGTACTATCGCGAGCTCGACATGGAGTACAAGTGGCCTGGGGAGCGAGCCGGTGAGATCAACGACGACCTCATCAACACCCCGTTGCGTGGCGAGTTTCGCCCGTGGCCGGATCCGTTTCCGTGGCGGTGCTGGATCGATTACACAAAGAGGTACGAGGGCGCGGACGGCGGGCTGAAGACGGATCTCTACCACTGGGAGTACCTCACCTCATCGACGATCATCGCTCCGTCCTCTTTGGCGCAGATCGAGGATCCAGCTGTCTACGAGCCGAACATCGAGCGGCGGTACGCGAGGATGACGAACTCGCCGACGACCGACGAGATCGCCGCAGCAAACCTCTGGAGGAGCAACCCGACGGAGTACCTGCGCCGGCTGCTGTACAACGAGCCGGGGTCCAAGCGCGGAGCCTACTGCGAGCTTCTGCAGCCACTCGTCATGAACCACGCGGCTCATTCTGGATACGAGTTCAAGCTCGTGCTCGACTACAACCCGCTGTTCGCCCCGGTGGATATGCGCCATCCTGAATGGTATGACCTGCTCGATGAGGACGGGCGGCAACTTCCCACTGAACTCAAGGAGCAGCGGCTCTCGCTGTTGAACAACGGTGCCTACCGGTTGTACCTGCGACCGGCGAACTGGCGGTGGGTGGCGAAAGTGTGGGCGAACTACATCTACGTGTCATGGTTTGAGATGTTCACCACGCGGCAAGTCTTCACCACGGCGTGGTTCAACCGGCCACCGATCTACCCATGGCGGCACGACCTCATCCATTCGACGCAGATCGCCGACTTCGAGTACATGCAGGCCTACTACTCCGTCGATTACGGGATCGACTACGGGTTCAACTCCTCGAGGGGCGCGCAGTTCCTGCGGGACCAGATCATCAATGCTCAGTGGTGGAGGATGTCGGAGGCCTACATCTTCACCGGTAATGACCCGGCGACCCTGATCCTCTGGCTGTACCCGCCGGAGAATGGCGACATCGTCCTTGGAGTCGGCGAGTTGGATCACATCACCGGGGCCGAGAAAATGTTCTGGGTCCGGCAGAATCGAGACTTGACCGACGAGTATCCGAGAACGGTGATCGGGAGCTACATCATCCTCAATTTCCAAGTGACGAATTAGGAGCAGAAGATGGAAAAAGAAATTGCTGAGATGCTTGCCGGAGTCATCGAGCGCAACACGTCTGCCATGGAGAAAATGGCTAAGGTCACCGACGAGGCAGGGAAGGCTAGCTCGAGGATGGCTTCGGAGGTCAGCGGCCTGCGCCGCATCATCGCTGGCGCGCAGCAGAAGATCGGTGGCGAGATCGGGGCGGTGATCGACCGGTCGAAGGTGACTCACGAGAAGATGGAAGCTGAGTTACGGGCGATCAGGGAGAGCCGCAAACATGGATAGAATCGAGTGCCGTCTCCACGACGCGATAGTTCCGCTCAGGAGCTACCGGCTGGATCACGCCAAGCGAGATGTCGCCTACGAGATCCTCGTTGACTTCTACTCGGAGGAGGCGCGGTCGGAGTTCAGGATCTGGACCTCCATCGCGTCTTGGATGCGGATCAAGATCGGAGCGGGCGCATATGCGGCGGTCGGAGCCACGGAGGCGACGGCCCTCGACATCGGTTCGTTCACCGCCGGCGAGACCAAGGAAGGCACAATCGAGGTCATCGTTCCTGTCGCTGCAGACGTGCGACATCAGGAACTCGCGCTCAACTTGGGGTATGGTGTGTAGGAGGGATCATGAGTGGCGAGTTGATCGACAGACGTGAAACCGGAGTTCATAGGGTGACGGTGATTGACGGGAATGGGGACAAGGAGACCACCTACCAGTTCAACGTCAAGCGTATCCGGGCTTGGGCCGCTATGATCCTAGCAGTCGGCGGTGTCATCACAATGATTGGCGGGGGGATCGCGACGGGCTTGAAATTCGGAGTTAGGGCGGAGGCGGAAGATATCATCCAGACTGAATGTGCTCCCGGCGGGATGATCGACAACCACATCCAACAGACAGCCTACGAGATGGGAGAGGAAATCCAAGGCGTCATTCAAGACGATCTCGATTTCATGGATGGGCGTCTCGACAACGTGGAGAAAATGGGCATCGCGTTAGGCAAGGGGCAGGAGAATATCACCACCCAACAGACCCGCAACCAGGACGAGTTGAAGATGCTCCTGCGGCGAGCGATTGAGACCCCGCCATGAACATCTGCCTCGATCCGGGTCATGGAGGCGAGGATTCAGGAGCGGTTGGTCCGCGTGGCCTGAGAGAGTCAGATGCCGCACTGCATATCGCGAAGTATGTCCGGCGGGGTCTGCTCGACTCGGGCCATGAGGTGTTCTGCACGAGGTCGGCGGACGTGGGCGTGTCTCTCATCGACCGATGCCGGATCGCCAACGATGCGTTCGTGGATCTACTGCTCTCGATTCACTGCAACGCGTTTTCGAATCCAATGGCGCACGGTTACGAGGTATGGACCTCTCGTGGGCAGACTCTCGCGGATCCGATTGCGGAGCGATTATTCATCTCCATCGGCGAGGCCTTCCCGAGGCTGGCGCCGCGCTTCGACAAAACCGACGGCGACTACGACAAAGAGGCTGGCTTCGTCGTCCTGACGCAGTCCAGCATGGCCGCTGTCCTGATCGAGACCGCCTTCATCTCGAATCCGATTGAAGAGTTATGGCTTCGTGATGTAGGATGGAAAATGAGAATGGCGGGGGCCATTGTCAGCGGCGTGAACAGGAGGATCTGATGGCGAGAGGCACCGTAACGCTGTTTCAAGAATTTATGAGGGACGCGCTGAACGCGGTCCACACCCTTTCGACTGCCACCCTCAAGCTCGGCATCATCGACGACACCGTGCCGGCGGAGGCAGACGACGCCACCCCGCGGTGGGCAGACTACGTCGCGAACGAGGTGGTGAGCACTGGCAACTACACCGCGAACGGTGAGACGCTGACCACAGTCGTCCTTGCCATCGTCGCAGGGATTTGCACCATCACTGCCGACGACGTGAACATCGCGATCCACGCGAGCGGGTTCCTCGACGGCTACCAGGGGATTTTGTACAACTCATCCGCGGGCAACGATGAGGCCATCGGCTTCATCGACATGGATGGGCCGGTGTCCGAGCAGGAGGGTCCGGTGGACTTCGAGTGGGCATCTGGCGTCGTCGTCCAGTTCCCCGCCAACGTACTGACCTGGGATGCCCCGGTCACGTAAGATTGGTTGACATATGGCCGACCAAGAAAACTTTCCGAACATCTACATCGACTCGTCCGCAGATGGCGACAGGGTGGGGTCTCTGGAACATCCATACTACGAGCTTGGTGACATTGACGCTGATGACATCCGAGAGTTGACGAAAGCTCAGGCCATCGAGTTTTACCGGGCTGACTTTTGGGACAAACTCAAGCTCGATCTGGTGAAGGGTCAGGCGGTCGCCACACGGGTCTTCGACATGGCGGTGAACATGGGGCCACGTGGGGCGGTGAAGATCGCTCAGCGGGCCTTCAACAAGCTGCTAGAGGGTAGTGACGACGAACGCTTGAAGGTGGACGGGCGGCTCGGGCCGAAGACCCGCAAGGCGCTCGATTCCATCGACCCGATTGAGATGATGGGGTCGCTTCGATTGTTCCACGCTGAGTTCTACCGCGACCTTGTTAAGCGCAACCCGAAGCTGAAAGTGTTTCTTGTTGGGTGGCTGCGGAGAGCGGGGAAGTAGGGGGGCACAGTGGCTGAACAAGAAAACTGGCCGAACATCTACATCGATAACGGCGATGGCGGAGTTGGTTCTCTAGCCGATCCGTACAATGCTCTCTCTGATATTAACTGGACGACGGGCGGGGATAACTCTATCTTCGACTACTACGACAACTCACCGACTGCCAGCGTCACGATCAATTTGAAGAAGGGTGGAGAGTGGCGGGAGCTGCTCACGTCGGGGGCTGACGGGACTGATACATATAGGGTTCAGGTCCGAGCCTACAGTGATGGAGACATGCCGATCATCAGCGGGTCTACTTTAAGAGACGATTGGGAAATATCAGGCACAGCCAACATCTACAAAATCATTGGCATATCTGTGCGTCCTCAGCAGTTTTTCCTCGATGATGTTTCTGGTTATCGGCAAGTGGCGGACGACCTCTCCAAGAATCTTGATTGGATATGGGATAGAGACGGCGAATATTACGATACTACGGTGAATACCGTTTATCTTTATTGCGATACTGGAGATCCCGATGACGAGTACACGAAAATTGAGAGTAGTGCCAGGGCGTTTTGTATAGATTTCAACGGGAGCTATCTCACAATTGATGGGATCAGGACACGGTACTGCAATCGAAATGGTATGGGAGGGAATGAACCCGGATCGTACATTACGATCAAGAATTGCATAGCGGAGTGGTGTTGGTACAAGGGCATTGGACCGGACGGACAGCCTTCTGGTGCCTTTAACCATTGGATAATCGAGGATAACATTGTTAGGTATAATGGTATCGGCGGGATTGGTCTAAACGAGTGTGCTGGAGAAAGCATAATCCGCCGTAATCAGGTTTATGAAAATGCAGTCGCTCCTTACGCTCAGGAAATTTTTGAGCCGCCAATGAATTTTGCGTGGGGGATCAAATGCTTCGAGCAAGACCAAGATCCAGGGATGGTTGGTACAGAAATTTACGATAATCATGTTCACTCGAACGGGCGCGACATGGTTACAGAAGGTTCCGCTGTTGGCATCTGGCATGACCACATATTAGGAGATACAAACAACAGAAACACTATTCACCACAATCTCATCCACGACAACACCGGCAATGGGGTCTTTATTGAAATCGGCAGCAACTCAAGCGTTTACTCTAATGTCATTTATGACAACGGCGGCACTCTGCCAAACGGTGAACCGGCACAAATAACCCTAGACTCCCGCCTGAGCTTCATAACAGAAGATAATCATGTATACAACAACACCTGCGTTGGTGGTAGGTATGGCATCAAGGTGCTCACGTACTTTCAGAATGTTGATTGTTTGATGAGGAACAATCTCATTTTAAATAACATCGTTGCCGGGCAGAGTGTCCGTGCTTTATTTGCTAACAAGGGTGGCGACAACGACGATGAGTATGGATCTGGAAACATCTACGACAACAACTGTTTTGGGGTAGAGTTCGGGGAGTTCATCCAGTGGGGGAACCTCTCGAAACTTTATGACACATACACTGATTGGAAAACCGCTCACGGAGAATCATGGACACAGATAGATGATGATATTGGAGGAAGTGACCCATCCTTCACAGATCCAGATGGCGATGATTACACGTTGGCATCAGATAGTCCCTGCATCGACGCAGGCGTAAACCTTGGCCCCCCATACAACATTGCACTAATGCCGGTTTCGGACTGGACGGATAACGTCGTAACCGGGGATCAGGTTGATTACTAATGGCGGTAAA